TTTCTCTCCTCCTTCCTTATGCTGTCCGTTTCCAGATGTATACAGCCAGGAACGGAGGCATAATGCCTACTGCACTGCCACTTCCTGTGCTTCCGGATGTCCCGGACGTGGATCCTGTCGTACAGCCCCCGGATGACGTGGTGTTGAAGGCAGGCTTGCTGGCCACCGTCACGGTGTGCGTATGTGCCCCTGCTGACTCTGTATTAGCTGTCACAGAGCTGTTGGTGCCCTGCACCGCATATCTTGCCGTGCCGGACGCTGCTACCTTCTCCCTGATCTGCTTATGCCTGTGGGCTCCAGCAGATGACGTGGTGGCTGTGTGCGTGTGTGCCGGAACTGTATGCACATGATCAGGCACACTGTGCGTGTGCGCCGGGATGCCATGTGTATGTGCCGGCAGCTGATCACCGGTCAGCGTCACCGTCTCAGCTCCACCAGTGGATCCTGCAGCATGGCCGGAGGAAGCTCCCAGGAGGAATCTCCCCTGGATCCGCTCCCATGTCCCACCAAACAGACTGCCGGGATTTACATCACTGACATTCATGTAAATGGATCCAACAGGATAGATCATGTCTGCCATAGTGGACAGGGATCTGATCACGTCAAAGACCTTAGTCACGGAAGTGATGCTGGTACCTGTGATCAGGACCTGGTACAGAGGCATGTCATCCTGTGCAGCTCCTGCAAAGATGTTGCCACTCACCACAGCCGGTACGGAAGGAACAGATCCCACATTGACCTCTGCACCCTTGATAACTACCAACTCTGCAGTCTCAATGGTGGATCCTCCGGAAGATACCTTGCTGTACCTGAGAGCAATGACATCAATCCTGGTCTTGCCGTTGGTGCCGTTCTGGATGGCTGCACTCTCATATGTGTTCTGAGGGATGATGATGTGCCTGCCCTGGTTCACCGCATCACCGGATGCAATATTGATCTGATTTGCTGACACGATGGTGTAGGCAAACTGTGATCCTGTGGCAAGTACATATTTACCTGTTCCACAGACACCGGCATTGAACCGGCCGGCATCTGCAGATGATACATGGTCTTCACCGGAGTGCCCGGTTACCAATTCAATAGCCATATCAATCCACCTCATATCTGATGACAATGTCATCATTCTTAATAGTTATGATCTTCTTCACTACTTCCTGGATGGCTTCCATCCCGGTGACCTCTTCTCTTGTGCCTACGATGTCACCGACATCATAGACCTGATCAGTCTCCTCCAGGTCAATGCCAAGCTCATCCGCTGCATTGTACTCAGCCAGCTTCTCAATAGCTCCGGCCACCATGACTGCATAGCGGTCAATGGCCTGCCTGAAGTATTTACCGCTCACCCACTCCGGAGGGATCTTCAGATCCACTTTGGTGTAGTAGGTATTGGCTGCCCATGCAGGAGCTGACGTTCCCTTCTTCTGATAGTAGGTATTGGCTGCCCATGTAGGTGCCTTGGTAGTGTCAGTGCGTGTGTACTTGGCACCGGTCTTCCATGCAGGAGCCTTCTGGTGAGAGTATCTGGTGTAGTACTTCTTGGCCTTCCATGCAGGAACCTTGTTTTTCTTGGTCTTTTCGACCGCATACCACTTCTGGGACTTTTTCTTCTTCAGCTCCTTGGCTGTAGCCCTCCTGTAGTAGGATCCGTAGTTTGTAGCCCAGTCTGTAGGCTTCCTAGTCTGCCTCTTGTAGGAGTAGTATGTGACTCCTGGGACCGTCCTGTACTCAGACACAACACCATCTGAATAGAAGTAGTAGTACTTTCCATAGTTCTTCTTCCAGTCTGACGGCTGCTTCTTCTGCCTTGTGTACTTGGTAGTAGTCACACCCTTCACGGCCGTATAGGATCCGCTGGCCAACTTATAGTATTTACTGTACCCTTTGGACCAGTTGCCGGGCTTTGATGCCAGCAGCTGGTATGTGGCAGTGCCAGTTACATGGGAATACTGATCCGTGCCGGCATCATAGGTGTAGTAGTCATCAAAGTTGCCTGACCAGTCAGCAGGCTGGAATGCCTGCAGCATGTACCCTACATCCTCCAGCTCCACCTGCTTATATTCACCACCAGCGTCCAGCTCCTCTCCACCTTCCTGCTGCTCATCAGCATCATAGTAGAAGTAGGCTGTGCAGTTGCTCTCCCAGTCGTCCGGGCGGGCCGTCAGCTGTACGTAATTGGTCGTGATCTCAGCATTGGGTACGTCATAGATCTCCATCACCTCATCCTGATCAGTCAGGACCTGCTGAGATGTGTCCAAGATATAGTCCGCATCCTCCACCGGATCAGCGTCCGGATCCGCCAGGTAATCCTGCAGGCCTCCTGCCTCATCCGTGAAGAGATGGATCACAGCTCTGTCCTTCAGGTCACCCTGGCCAAGGCAGATCATGTGATTCACCGGCCGGAAGTTCTTCTCCAGTGTGAAGTCCACCTGTGACGTGTCAAACTCCTCATCCTGGCTGTAATCATAAATAGGTTCACATGATGCAATGACCATGCTGTTGTGCCATATCAGATTCAGCTTCAGGTCATATTCCTTCAGCATCTTCCGGATGGCTGAATAAGCATAGACATACCTGGGAAACTGGTAATTGCTGATCTCTACACCGCTGTTCTCAGAGGATCCTGCAAAGAGACTAGACAGGCCGATCCGCTCAAAGATCTCCTGCAGCACTGCATTGGCTTCCCCGGTCACCACCAGGTAGTCATCTCCTGGATCCGGGCAGATCACTTTTTTTTCCAGGACACCGTGCCACGTCCGCCCCTTGTATGTGATCGCATCGTTTTCCGTATCCACTTTGATGCTGTCCACAACGCCACCATACTCAGTGCCTTCAGCGTAAATATAAAACCCCTCCCTGCAGCAGTGGTCTGATCTGTCCACGCTACAGGTGAAGTCATTCTCATCTTTTCCATATGCCATATCCAGATCATAGGAGTTGATCACACCTATGTCCTTCCTGGTCTCATCCGCATAGATCAGATCCATTCAGGCTCACCCCTTTCGTCAAAGATAGTGATGTCCAGCATATGGTCCTTGCTCCTCAGTATGGGTGTCTCACCCTCCGGGATCTTCTGGAAAATGTAGGAGTATCTGTTCCTCAGATGGAAGACATTCTCCACATTTCCGTAAGCGTCATACTGCAGGATCTTCTTGGTGAGGGAATTGACCGTGAGATAATCACCGTCAGCCAGTGTGGTGAGCACTTCATACTCATGGCCACCGATGGTGACGGATGGATTATCAATAGGACCATAGAACTTCAGCTCAAAGTTGGCAGCGTCAATGCAGTTGTTTTGGACTACTTCCGTTATCTCCTCAAGACCATAATCAAAATCAAAATCATGATCATAGTCCAGTCCACCGGCAGCCTCTGCATGATTATCTGCACCATACTGATAAGTGATGTACCTCACCCAGTACGGATAGACAGAAATGAACGTCACTTCCTTGTCTACCGATTCAAACAGCTCTTCAAAGTTGTCCTGGGATGTCTCTACAGCAAAGACCTCTTTGCACCAGTCATTCCACCACAGCTTCCCAGGCTTCAGCCTCCGGATGTCCCGGTCAAAGGTCCGGTGGAGCTTGTACATGATCTCATTGAACTGATCAGCGTTGTCAGCCATGATACCAAGTGTCAGTGAGCATTCCTGTGTGTCCTTGTAGAATCTTTTGACACGTCCGATGCCGTTGACACCGGAGATGGTGCTGTATTTCCACTCAGTCTTGGTAAGGTTCTCAGGATCCTGTGCATAGATCCCATCACCCATGAGATCTATCCTGGATCCGTCTGATCCTTCATAGTACAGTGTCACGTCACCACCTCCCTCACTACTCTGCCAAGCTGCCTCTTGTCCACGTCAATGCTGATGTTCATTTTTGCACATGCCCATGCTACCTTCTCAGCCAGCAGATCATAGTCGATCTGAGGCACGAAACGCTGGACAGCTGCACCAACGTAGCTCTGCAGGACGCTGACCGGAGACACAGCCTCCGGCTCCTTCTCACCTACTCCCTTCAGTCCGTACAGTGTCGGAATGATAGTGGCTGCATCAAAGACAGCACCCTTGGCATACCAGTCAACACCAATGTGTGGAATGGATGGAGGATTCAGTGAGAACTCTCCACTGATAGAGAAGTGTGGCAGCTTCAGGTTGCTGAAGATATTGCCGATGCTCAGAGGGAACCATCCTTTGATGGTGCTGATGATGCCGTCAATGGTATCCTTGGCAGCCTGGATAGGACTCTCCATCTTCTCCCGGATGCTCTGGAAGGTATCCTGTACCTTGCTCTTAATGTCATTGATCTTCTCTTCAATCTTGCTCTTCAGATCTGAGATCTTCTGAGTGACATTGTTGTAAGCATCCTGAATGGGATTGATGATATTGGTCTTGATCGTATTCCATACACTGCTCACCGTAGATCTGACAGCATTGAACACACGGCTCACAGTGTTCCTGATGTTGTTGACCACACTGCTGACTCTGCTATAGATAGCAGTCCATATGTTGATCACAGTAGTCCTGAGAGTACTCAGTGTGTTTGTCACAAACGTCCGGACAGTCTCAAAGGCTGCATTAACTATGTTCCGGAAGGTCTCACAGTTGTTGTAAGCATAGATCAGCCCGGCCACCAATGCTGCAATGGCAGTCACCACCAGGAAGATGGGATTGGTCAAGAGCACCGTATTCAGCATAGAGAATGCAGATGTCACTCCCTGTATGATGGAACTGATAGCAAGAGCAGCAGCAAGGATACCAAGTGCCACAGCTACTCCGGTGATCACTGCCTGCAGTGCCGGAGATGACTGCACCACCTGCGCTACCTGTGTGATGACCTCTGATACCTTTGTGACCACATCAGAGATCACAGGAGCAAAGGTCTGACTGAGTGCCAGGCTCACATTGTTTGTGGCCTGACTCCACGCATCCTGCATGGTTGTAGCATCATCTGTAGTCTGCTCCAGGATCCCCTGATTGTTCTGCAGGGCTTCAGACCACTGATCAATGGCAAAGTTACCATTCTGTACATTGGCTGCCAGTTCCTGTGCAGCCTTCTTGCCAAAGATCTCTTCAACAGTCTTGCCGGTATCACCAACCTGTGCCTGCAGGGCCTCAGATACGCTGCTGGATTCTTCTATAGCCTTTATGGCATCCTGGAAAGCTCCGGGGACATCATCTGTCTCAGAAGACAGATTAGACACAGCCTTTGTCAGACTCCCCATGATAGTGCCCACATTAGCACCACCATCAGACAGGCTGATCAGCATGGCCAGTGCGTCCTCTGTGCTGTATCCCAGCTCCTGGAACTGCACACTATTGTTTGTCAGGTACCCTGTCAGCTGATCCACGGACAGCTGGCATGCCTGGTTGGCCGTGGTCAGATCATCCATGAGACCATCCGCATCACTGATGTCCAGCCCCCACCGCTTCATAATGTTGGCCATAGAGTCTACAGCACTGACACCATCCGTGCCGGTATGCTGGGCAAAATTGGCCACTTTCACAGACAGGTCTTCCGCTTCATCACCGGTCACACCAAATCTGGTATTCAACTCAGCCAGGATCCCAGCCATGCCGGTCAGATCCTGATTGGCATTTGCGATCCTGCCAAAAGCATCCTGTGCCTGCTGATTGAGGTCTTCCAGAGCATCTCCTGTTGCTCCGGTGCCTTCTACAATGGCTGCATTGGCTTCATCAAAAGACTGAGCCATGTCCATGGCTGCCTCAGTGATCTCTTTGACTGCATCTGCAATGCCGGCAGCAGCAAGGACTTGTGCCATGTTGTCTACAGAATCACCGGCCTTGCCGGATGCATCTGCCTGATCCTCAAACCCCTTGTTGGTGTCATCCAGCTGAGTCTTCAGCTTTTCCTCTTCAGTCTTGGCATTCAGCAGCTGTCTTTCCAGCCTTGCCACTTCCTCTGAGTCATCACCATAGATCTGCTTGGCCACTTCCAGCTTCTGTGTGAGAGCTTCCTGCTTTTCAGCATTTGCCTCCAGCTGTGCTTCCAGGAGCCGTGACTTCTGCTGCAGGTACTCAGCCTGGTCACCGGTGTTCTGGAACTGGGCCTCATTCAACTTCATTTCTGCCCGGAGAGTGGACATCTCGGAATTGGCACTCTGTATAGCGTCTGTAAATTCAGATGTTTCAGCCTTGAATAAAATCTTGGCTTCATTCTTATTTGCCACGTCTATCCCTCTCCTTTCTCATGGCATACCCCAGCCAGCCGTCATAGGCTGTCTTGTTATCAGCAACACGGCTCAGGAAGGCAAGGTCCGACTTCCAAAACACCTCATCAGGGATCTCCATGATCATCACATAGTAGGTGTAATAATCCTCAATCTCCTCCAGAGGAAAGTGTGGAGCCTTGATTCCGCTTCCTGTTACCTTCTTCGTTGCTTTCCGGAAGGCATCGGAAAAGCCTGTTTTTTTTCCTGCACTCCATAGAGCTGCTGGAACACCTTACCGATCTCTTCACGGCTGTCAGTCATATCCGTCAGGAACTCCTGCAGCGTCATAGGCTTCTCATCACTGCCCAGAAGAGCACAGCGGTAAGCTATATAGATCATCTCTCCCATCTCCAGCTCAGTGATGGCCACCTTCCTCTGCTGGAGCTTGGTGTAGAGTGCATTGTATCTGTCCCACAGATCATGCTCAGATGCACTCAGAACATACAGTGCACCAAGATTGAGAGTGAGTTTCACAGGATCCCTGCCGTCCATTGTGATTTCATAGATTCTCATAGGATTCTCCTCATTAAAAACAGCTGGCACCCATCAAGGCACCAGCTATAGATTCAAAGATTCTTATTCACCATCGTCAAAGCCTTGTAAGATCAGAGCTGAATTCTGTCATCCAGTTGTCAGCGTTGAGGACATTACCTGTCAGCTCATCCTCAAGTGCCTGATATTCACCCTGGTTGTAATCATCGGGCATGTAAGACAGCTTCATCTCACACTCTGCCACTTCTTCTGCTCCGTTCTCAATGCTGAGCTTGCCGATCTCCTCAACCTTGGCCCTGGGATAAGCAAGATACATAACGTTGTCATCTTCATCCAGGACTCTGGCTGTGATCGATGCCTCCGGCATGGACTTGGTGTTGTTGAAAGCGTAAATGCCGGGCTGCATGCCTTCATTGGTCATTGCGTGCAGCTTGCGATACAGATCAAGTTTGATGTGCAGCTTGACTGTTACGGTGCCATTGCCGGTAGGCTTGGTCTTCCGCTTCTTGATCACTCCACGGCATTTCTTTGTCACCGTTTTCGTCTCACGCTCAACTTCTAACGTGCCCACACAGTCATCTCTTGTGTAAGCATTATCACCAGCCACCTTCATGGAGAACTGGTCACATTCAAAATAGGAATACGGTTCCGCACTGGAAAAAGTACCCATGTTTACCTCCTTAAAAACTCTCTGTCAACTTACCAAT